AGGTGAATTGCAATCATCTGAAAAAATGGTAAATACTACCCGCAGGGTGGAGATTTGGCATTTTTTGCGGATTTGCTTTCACCTCCGCCTACCTTCGTCAATGTTTTCCCAATCAGCTTAGGGAAAAAATGCCCTGTCAGTCATTCCAGTCAATGGTCAGTTACTTGCCGGGTGCGGGAAAAAGAAGCCTTCCGGAGAGCCGGGAACGCCCGTTTCCCGAGGCAAGGACATACGTGCGGGAGAAGTATATGGGAAGACGGTCAGCTTCCGGCTGCCGGACAAACACCGGGGAACTCTTTTGGGCGGGACGGGGCACAGGAAGTTTCGGCGATAGCCGAAGCCCCGTGTTCCGTTTGTCCTTCCGCCCCGATGTCCGGTTTCGGCCATGCAGCCTCACTGAGTGGTCGGCAGCGGACGCCGGGACGGGACAGCCCGTGCGCCAAGGTGTAAGCGCAAGACAGTGAAAACCCTTTCACCCACGTTAGGGATTGCAGGGGAAAGCCCACAGCATAGCGAGGACTTGCAGCGGAAAGCCCGACCCGAAGGGGAACGCTCCGACAATCATCTGGAAACACGAATTGACCGTAATAACTTATTTCTTAAAAGTTATCAGAATTATGCCTCTTTTCCGTAATTTTGAAACCTCTAATGAACATGGCTATGAATAGAAACATACTCACCTTTTTAAATGAATATGCGGAAATATCCGATCCGCAATATGCCATCATGCTGCGAGGTGCCTGGGGATGCGGCAAAACGTTTTTTATCCGCCAATGGATAAAGCAACTGAAAAACGATAAAGATGCGGACAAGTTAAAATGGCGGCCCATATATGTGTCTTTATATGGTTTGACCACTACCCAGCAAATCACAGAACAAGTCAACAAGGAAATATCCCCGTGGCTGTACAGCAAGGGAATGAAACTTGCCAAGAATATATTAAAAGCCGCCTCGAAAATCGCTTTGAAATATGACATCGACGGTGACGGAAAGGATGAAGGGAGTGTAACCTGTGACTTGGACTCCATTTTGTTGTTGAAAGAAGAAAATTCCGAAATAAAAGGAAACAAGATTCTGATTTTTGACGACCTTGAAAGATGTGATGTAAAACTGGAAACCTTGTTGGGATACATCAATTACTTTTCGGAACATTGTAAATGCAAGGTCATCATCATTGGCGATGAGAACAAGATTTCCGAAAAAGAGGACGATAAGTGCAAGTTGAAATTCAAGGATTTCAAGGAAAAGACTATCGGGCGCACTTTTGAGATCAAATTAAATATAGGGGAGACACTCGATTTCTTCATTGGCGAGATATCCACCAACAACAGGAACCTCTTGTCTGAGAACAAAGAGCTTATCATCAAGATATTCCATGCCTCTAAATTCGATAATTTAAGAGTCCTGCGGCAATGTCTGAACGATTATCACAGGATAGCCATGGCTTTGCCGGAGCATTATCATAAATCTCCCAAGTACAAACTTGTCATAACATCGTTGTTGGCAAATTTTGTCGCCGTTTACTGCGAGTATAAGGGTGGGAATACTCGGATCGGAAGCCTATTCAACAGCCTGTATGACATGTTCCCGGATAAAGAGAAAGATGAGGAGCGTGAAAAAATCCTCTCCAAATACCGTTTTATAGAGATAGGTAAACAGTTGGATATTTTTGATAGATTCATCGTTAATGAAATTGTCTGCTATCTGGAAAGCGGGTATTTTGACACGACCTACCTGCAACAATATTTTGCAGCCGAAGACGCAAGTTTGAACAGTTGGGATTACCTGTACGACTATTGGAGACTGGATAACGGGGAATACGAGAAACACTACGGGGAAACGGTACGATATTACTTTGCGGATGAAAGCGTTGATCTAAAAGAATTGTTTGTCATTATATCTGTACTATCGGTTTTATATAGCGACAACCTTGTTCACGTATCCGAGGAAGACATCATAGCCCAAGGCAAGCACTCCATAGACAGGCTGATGGAAGGTATCAGCGACATGGAGGGTTTGTTGAATTGTAACTCAAAGGTACATGCGGGTACAAGAAGGAATCATTCTAATATTGGTTCAGATCGAATTTTGAATGGACTGGTTGCGTATTTTCAAAAACTATTCGGGCAAAGATTGAAGAAATGCCCTAATAAAGTGTCTGTCATGCTGGAAAATCTGACGGATGAAACTTGCGAACGCCTGAATCCGGCATTGAATGATGTAGTCCCGGTCAAACAGCGTCTTTATAGGGATACTTCAATATTCCAAGAGGCTGATGCGGATAAGGTTTCAAAAAGTATTTTGGGATTGTCCAACGAATCACGTAACACCTTTCTGCATTTTTTACAGTTCCGTTATAAATATACCTCTTGGGGCAGTGAAATAGAACACTTGAGCAAATATTGTCAATCAGATTTGCCACAACTAAAATTAATCAATGAAAGACTAAAGGCAGAAGCGGCAAACAGGAGATTGATAGAAAAGTATTCCATTGAGAAGATCACGAACCTGATAGATGAAATTACCGCAAAAGTAAAATAACTATTCCAGTCCGTTTTCGAAAGAGATGGCTTTGACAAGGGGCAAGCCGGTGACGAAATTTGCCCCGTGCCCCATCAACTTGCATCGTGGCTGGATGAGGGTGAAGTCGGTGCGTAGTACACATTTTCCTTTGAACCATCCGGAATTGGTGCTATGGATTCCGTTCTCGTGCGTACCCTTGAACTGGGTACGTTTATGTAGGACTTTTCCCCGCCTTTCATCGTTTGGGGTACGACAAGGCTACGAACGTGAAGCAAAACGCTGACAAGCTATACGGTTTTGATACATAGTTTTATATGAATCCATATATTTGCAGGGAAGTATAATGAAAAATGTATCAGAACGATGGAAATAGTAAGTATTGAAAAGAAGACCTTTGAGGAGATGAAGGAGCGGTTCGGCTGCTTCTCACGGCACGTGAAGGAACTTTGCGCCCGTTACCGCCCGCCCGGGAAGATGAACTGGATGGACGGGGCGGACGTGTGCGAGAAACTGGGGATCAGTAAACGGACGTTGCAGACCTACCGTGACCGGGGACTGCTGCCGTACAGCCAGATCAACCATAAGATTTACTACCGGACGGAGGACGTGGAGGTATTCGTGGAATCCATGAGCCGGGAAATAATGGAGGACGAGTGACATGGAAGTGATAACAAAAGACACGGAAGAGGTACGTGCGTACTTCGAGGCTCTGGAAGAGGGCATGAGGTATATTGATACGGTGACGGCGCATTTCCGTCCGGCGATGAACGGCGAGGTCTATTTCACGGGTGAGGATGTGTGCAGAATGTTACATATCACGTCAAGGACGTTGCAGGGCTACCGCACACAACGGTTGATCCCGTACATATCGCTGCCAGGCAAGACGCTTTACCGCCAGTCGGATCTGCTGCGTATGCTGGAAGAAAATTACGTGGACATGAGACAAAAGCGCAAACGGGGGAAAAGTCCAACATAAACGCACGGGGATATACATCGGAAAATGCAGCAAAGGCAGGAGCACTGTATCGGGGTTCCTGCCTTTGCCGTGTTTCGCATGGAGAAAGGTGTCAAGCCGTTTCCCGGAGGGACCGGTGCACCTGTTTCCTGCCTTGCTTCCTGTCCCTTTTCTCCAGTACGCTCCGCTGCATGGCGGCGAGGTTGCCAGAGATTGCCCGGAAATCTGAACTTACCATCTTGTTGGTTACTTCAGCGTAGATCTGCGTGGTGCTGATGTGCTTGTGACCGAGTATCTTGGAGAGCGCCTCTATCGTGCCGCCGTTGCAGAGATAGACGGTCGTGGCGAAGGTGTGGCGGCTCAGGTGGAATCCGATCTCCTTGCTGATGCCGCAGGCTTTGGCTATCTGTTTGAGATGCTTGTTGCATGTACCGTTAGAGGGCATGGGAAATACGAAATCGCCTCCGGCAAGTCCCTTGTACCTTTCTATCAGTTCCTTGGCTATTTCCATAAGGGGAACGTTGCTCGACACACGGGTCTTGGTGCGTCGGGTTATGATCCACTCCTCGCCGTCGAAGTCCATGCGCTGGATCTTGTCATGGGTGAGTGTCTTTATATCAATGTAGCTAAGTCCGGTGAAGCAACAAAGTGGCAGGTAATTACTTTTAGGAAGAATACTGAGATGAAAACGTAATCCGTTGAAATATAGTGATATTTCATTGATTTTCATTTTGAAGGAATGACCGAAATCGGAAGAATATTGCGACGGTTCAGCTACCAAGTCGTTACCTGTTTCCAACCGGGTAAATTGGTGAGAACCATGGATTTTCCTTCCCGACCGTATGCAATATTAAAGTTTTCCCTTCATTCATGCAAGGGAAAAGCCACCGGTCGGATTCTTTTGCACTGTTTTGCTTGTTTTTTCATGTCTGGAATCCTTGTAACAATTTATAATATTGCAATTTAAACAAGGAAAAGGATGAAAACAGAAATCAAGGTGCTGCTCTACCTCAAACGGAACGGGCAGGGAAAAGACGGGCTTTGTCCGCTGATGGGAAGAATCATGGTGAAGGGAACGGTTAATTCCGTCACACAGTTCGGGTGTAAGATAAAGGTGGACCCGAAACTGTGGAATGCCACTTCGCAAAGGTGCACCGGAAAGAGCCGGATGGCTGTCACCACCAACAGGGAGATAGACAGGATGCTGCTCCTTCTGCAAAGGAGATACAACGAACTGGCGGAGATCAGTGATGACATTACCGCCGCACAGATACGTGACGCTTTTCAGGGAATGGCCGAAAAGCAGGTGACACTGATGGGACTGTTCCGCGAAAACAATGAGGAGTATGCCCTGCGTGTCGGGGTGAACCGCGCCCCGAACACCCTTTACCTGTATAAAAACACATACCGCTTAGTGGAGGGATTCCTCAAGGAGAGATACAAGGTGTCGGACATTCCTTTCAAGGCACTGGACGAATCGTTCATAGAGGCGTTCGAACTGTATCTCCGCATTGACAGGAAGTTCCAGACCGGGACCTCCATCGGGCATGTCCAGCGGCTGAAGCATATCGCACAGATTGCCGTGAACCGGGCTGTCGTGCCTTTCAGCCCGTTCAAGGACTTTTCCCCCATGAAGCCGGGACAGAAACAGATGTACCTGACCCGTGAGGAACTGGACAAACTGATGGGCACCACATTCGACACCCCCAACCGTAACTTTACCAGGGACATGTTCCTTTTTTCCGTCTTCACCGGCATTTGTTACTGCGACATGCGGAACCTGACTGAAAAAAATGTGGTACGGGACTACGAGGGGAACCTCTGGATAGAAACCAGGCGCCAGAAGACGGGCACTCCGGAAAATGTGCGCCTGCTTGACATTGCTGTAAAAATCATGGAAAAATACAGGGGGATGGCACCGGAGGGGAAACTGTTCCCCATGCTGACCAAGGAAAGCATGAACATCCACCTGAAAAAGATGGCCGTACAGTGCGGCATCGACCGTAATTTGTCCTTCCATATGGCCAGGCACAGTTTTGCTTCCCAGATCTGCCTCTCGCAGGGAGTGCCCATCGAGACGGTCAGCAAGGCCATGGGGCACAGGAACATCAGTACCACGCAACGCTATGCGAAAGTGACCAATGAGAAGGTGGACCGTGACGTGACGGCCTTGAGCCATGAAATCACGGGTAAATACACTTTGTCGGGCATTGACCTGCCGCCATCCACCATCTTGAAAGACATGGGCTTGAGGGAACAGCGGAGAAAAGAGAAAAATACCGGGTTAAACAGGGGGAAGGAGGTCAAGGCATGAGAAGCACCTTTCGTCTGCTGTTCTATATCAACAGGCAAAAAATCAAAAAGACAGGGAAGTGTCCGGTAATGGGACGCATCACCCTTGACGGTAAAGTGGGCCAGTATTCTACCGGAGAGGAAGTGTCACCTGAATATTGGGATGCCGGCAAGGGACGTGCGGCCGTTCATGGGAAGGATTCTGAAATGACGGCGGAGTTGAGGAAACTCAACCGGAAACTGGAGGAGCTGGAGGAAAAGGCGAAGGCCGCCTACAAAAAGAATGTGGATTCGACCGGATATGTCTCGGCCGAACTGATAAAGAACGCCGTGACGGGAAAGACCCGGCCGAAGGAGACACTGCTCGCTCTTTTTGACGAGCATAACGGGGAGTATGCAAAACGTGTGGGTGTAGACCGCACGCGCCATACCTATGTGCGGTATCTGACGGGCCGCAGGCACTTATATGACTTCCTGCAATACAAGTACGGCGCGGAGGATATGGCATTGCGGTCGGTTGACATGCGGTTCATCGAGAATTTCCATTTTTATCTTTCCACGGTGCGGAGGCTGAAAACCGTGTCTTTGAACGACTATCTGATCCTGCTGTGCAAGATAGTCCGGCTTGCCGTCAAGCGCAGGATACTGGGACGTTATCCGTTTACGGGTTACAAACTGGAGACTCCCCCGAAACTTCACAGGCATCTGACGGGCGAACAGCTTGCGAAACTGATGGCCGCCAACCTGCCCACCTACCGGTTGTGCCACACGAGGGATCTTTTTGTCTTTTCGGCTTTCACAGGCCTGGGAAGGGCGGAGATGGCCGAACTGTCCGAGAGCCACATCGTTACGGATGAGAACGGTTCAAAATGGATATACATCCATCGTCTGAAGACAAAAGTGGAATGCCGTATCAAATTGCTGGATATTCCGCTGAAAATCATGGAGAAGTACAAGGGGGAGGGTACGGACGGCAGACTGTTTTATGTGCCGGCCACTTCCAGCTTGTGCAGGAGCCTGAAAATAATCGGGGATATCTGCGGGCTGGACTGCCATCTGACCTACTATATGGCCCGGCATACCTATGCGACCGAAATCTGTCTTTCCAACGGGGTTCCCATTGAGACCATCAGCAGGATGATGGGGCACTCCAACATCCGCACCACACAGATATATGCGGAGATAACCAACCAAAAGGTCCGGAAAGATTTCGGGATACTGTCGGAAAAGACGAGGAACCGGTATTCCCTGCCGGAGGACAACATGCCGTCTAGGGTCTACCGGTGCGGACAGTACAGCGGATGGAAGAAGGAATGTGGAAGGCAAAAGGACGGTACGGATTCATAGCCGTAATGTACGGCATATACAAGACAATGGGGAGGAAGTCCGGACTTCCTCCCCATTGTCTTACAGCAGTTTCCTATGACAACCGCCCGGCTTTTCTATACCCGTCCTGCAGCATCCTTTCGATGTCACTTTCCCTGTACAGCACCTTGCCTCCGAGCCGGATATAGGGCAGCTTGCCTTCGTTACGGTATTCTTGGAGGGTTCTGCGGCTGATTTTCAGCATTACGGAGAGTTCACTGTCGGTCAGGAAACGTTCTCCGTTCAATACCGGACGGCAATTCCGGGACAGACTCCCGATTTTTCCACCATGCGGTCAATCCTTTGGAAAAAAGAGAGGACGTCCCTGTCCTCCCCGGTCAGCAGCTCATTCATGCCTGCGCCTCCTTTCTCCTTTGGACTACGGGAAGTATGCCTTGTATATCTTCCGGCCTGTAGTAGATTTTGTGACAGATCCGGCTGTATGCCAGCGTACCGTTGTCTCGGAGGGTCTGCAAGGTCCGGGGAGTTACATCAAGCAGGATACAGGCCTCCTGGTTGTCCATCCATTCCCCCATTCTCTTTTCACGGTGCTTTTCACAGAGGTCATCCGTAATTTGTGCCGCATCCTCCAGACTTTTCAGCATCCTTTCAAAGACACGCGCTTCGATAGTGACGATTTCCATAAGCGTATTCATTTGGTTCGGAACAAAAATATGAAGGGGGACCGCTCCGTTCCAAATCTTTGTCCTCAGATGGCATCAAATTTCATCAGATGTCAGCTGCCATATGACGGAGGTTTGCCTCCCATTGCAATCCGGGCAAGACAAGAGCTTGCCCGACGGTAAATAAAGCGGAACCGGAGAAAAAGACAAAGCGGACATGGCAAAGGTAAAGAGTATATACAATAAGACGAAAACCATGCAGAACAGAGGGAACTGAAGCCCCTGTTTTTTCATGAGATACGGATATTTCGAAAGCAGGCAGGTCAGGGAACTTGAAATGCCCTGGGGATGGTTGGGGTTCCGGCAAAGAAAGAGGCTTCTTGTCACATCATGTATTTATATGTATAATATGCAACGTCCATGCGTCACATCGGTCACAGTTAGCCCCTATAATCTTCCATCAAATCAAATCCGTTGTCCGGGTGTTTGTTTCCATAAGTATTTTCCACGACGCCAGTCGCAAGGAAAATACTTATGGAAAGCGAAGCCGGAACACCCGTGACAACAAGGATTTGATTTACCTTTGATTATAGGGGAAACTGTTCTGTTTTCAATCGGTTTATTTTAAGGATTGAGTGAACTATATATATTCATCATGTTTTGCATTAAGTCAAAAGAATATGGAATATTTCTGGAAAAATCAATTAGAAACGAATAAATGAAGATATTGTAATTGGCATTCAATGACTTATGAGGAAAACCGACGAAGACCTCTCCAATGCCAAAGTGCAGAGAAACGAAAGGTAACGAGGGCGAACGGTTGCCAAATCATTACCCGGTAATCAGGTTAATTAATTGAGAGTCGGAGATTGTTTCTACTACCTGCCTCATTTTGCGTAGCAATGTATAACTTGCTGATAACTAATTTTGTAACAAAAACAAATAGGATTATGCGAAGTACATTCAAAGTGCTGTTTTACGTGAACGGCAGTAAGGAGAAAAACGGTCTTGTTCCGATTATGGGACGGGTGACAATCAACGGTTCCGTAGCCCAATTCAGTTGCAAGCAGACCATTGCCAAAGAGCTTTGGAACGCCAAGGGCAACCGGGCAAAAGGAAAGAGCAGGGAAGCGCGGGACATTAATCTCGCCCTGGACAACATTAAGGCCCAAATCATCAAGCATTATCAGCGTCTTTCAGACAGGGAAGCGTTCGTTATGGCTGAAATGGTACGCAATGCCTTTCAGGGGCTCGGCACGAAATACGAAACACATCTCGGTGCGTTCGATAAGGACAACGAGAGTTTCAGGAAGCGTATCGGTATAGACCGGGCGGAAGGCTCGTATCGGGTGCGGGTAAGGGCAAGAAACCATCTGGCGGCATTCATAAAGAAATGCTACAGGCGGAGTGACATTTCCATGCTTGAGCTTACCCCTGACTTCATCAAGGAGTACGAGATCTATCTTTCCACTGATGCGGGGCTTCATAACGTCAGTGTATGGTCAAACTGCATGTGGCTGAAAACAATTGTGGCGAAAGCCCATTACAACGGGTTGACACCGAGAAACCCGTTTGCACAATATTGCGTCAACCAGAACGTCAAGGAACGGGAATACCTGACCGAGGATGAGATCAAGACGGTAATGGCTCACGAGTTTTCAAACAGGAAGCTGGCTTATATCTGGGATTTGTTTGTCTTTGCCAGCTTCACCGCCCTGTCTTTTGTGGATATAAAGGAACTGACCACCGATGACATTGCGGAAGTGAACGGTGAGAAATGGATACTGTCCAAGCGTCACAAGACGAAAGTGAATTTCCAGGTTAAACTGCTGGATATTCCCTTGCAGATTATCAAGCGTTACGAGGGGTTCCAGGAGAACGGGGTCGTGTTTCCCGACCTGAATTACTGGTCAATCTGCAAGTCGTTGAAGCAGATGATAAGGGAGTGCGGGATTACCAAGAACATATCGTTCTATGTGAGTCGTCATGGATTCGCAACGCTGGCTTTAAGCAAGGGGGCCCCATCGAAAGTGTGAGCCGGGTTCTGGGACATACGAACATAGTTACTACGCAGAAGTACTGTAAGATCACCACCGAGAAAATCGACAAGGATCTGACGATGTTCGGCGACTGTCTTAACCGGTCGTTCCATGAAATTTCAATAACGATGTGACGGAAAGGGCGGATATGACTATCGTTGAAAACGGATGTGTGAAATTCCAAACTGTAAAGTATGGATGCCTTATCTTATCTGATTATAAATACTTATGTACCAATATAAAAAATGCAGGAAATGTTATTGCGCTTCCTGCATTTTTTCATATTTTTGCATTTGAAGAGAGAAAACTCTCTCTCCAGGACATTTTAGAATTTGAAGAAGCGTTATGCTTATCTTGTAGACTGGAAACCTGAGAAATTTCAAAGTACGACAAGGATAGCATAGTGGTTCTCACGCTATAGCGTGGGCTGCTATAACCATATCTGTCGTAAAGGTTTTCTCAGGACCTCCAGTTTAAGACGTGGCATGCAGTTCCACGCTTGAACCTAATATTGCAAATTAATCATCTGAATATCAAATATTAATATCGGGAATTATATGGCTGTGATACCATATAATTCCCAACATTTGTAAGTTTTAGCCTATTTTTTTCTGTGCGACTTCAATTGCATCATGTTTTAATTCGTCTTCCTCTTTTACAGCATCTAATACTTTGTCTGCTAGCCACAGGGTGAGAAGTTCATTCTTATCTATCTTGAAATACTCTGCCAATTGTATTACTTGTGTTCGTTTAGCTCGTCTGTCTCCGCGCTCTATTTTGCTGAACATCGGAGTGTCTATTTCAAGTAAGGCTGCCAACTGTCTTTGCAGTACTCCGTGCTCTGCTCTTAATTCTCTTATTCTTTCTCCTAATAACATACTTTTTAATTTACGAGTTTGACATGAATTAACCGGACTATTATTGTCCGCTATAATATGACGGAATCCGTTATAATTTCCGCTATAATTGGAATAAACCGTCAAAATCTTCCGTTATGACTATTCTTTTAAGAACCATGTCCGTCCTTTCGCATAAATAAGCTTATCCACACTTAATGCGCTAAGTATATCTCCTAAAAGTCTCAATTGCTGTTCATGCGTCTTAACTTGCGGCATTACATCTTTGACATATTTATAAATGCTATCACGTTTCGCTCCATCTGTGCCGGCATTCTTAAGATACTGCAAAATCATTTGTTTGATTTTCTCCTTATCAAGTCCTTTTTGTTTGGTATAATCTTGCAGTTGACGAGTAGCTTTTGCAATCCCTAAAGAGATTGTATAATTGGGGGCTTTACCCTCAATGAGTCCTCTGTTCAGTAAATCCTGCGCAACATTCTCATGAATGGTTCTACCCTTTTGGACTGCGTCTAATGATATGCAGTCCCACAAAGTCAATGAATTGTTTGTTTTGAGCAAGTTAGTATATTGCTTATTTATCTCATTACCGTAAATGCGTACCGACACTTTCCTGTTTTTAGCATCAATCTCATAATCCGGCATTGGGAAATGGCGACGCCATTGTTCATTGAACATTTTCTTGATGCCTCTACTTACTGTGTCTATCATGTTGAAATCAACCATTGCCCTGCAAAGACACTCATTGCGGAAATATGCTTGAGGTTCTTCATTTGTTAAAGCATTTTCCAAAGTGCCAGGAATAAAACTCCCTACATTGGAGTAATAAAGATAAGTTGGATTTTCTACAAAATTGATTCGCTGCTGCATCGTATAGTCTTGATGCGCGATACAATTATGAAGTGCCTCGCGGATGGTATAGTCGTCATATTGCTTCATCGTGTCAGGGAAGAGTGTGCCTCCCGGCATTTCACGCATTGTCAGATTTTCAATCTTTGATAAAATCTCATCTACGGTTAATATAAATGGCACGGTGAAGTGTTCGTAATCCACAACATCCTGTTTTTCATCTCGCCTTGTCCAAGTCACTTGTGCAACAGCTGGACGCAACTTGAAAGCAGCTTCATATTTACCAAGAAGAATGATTGCTGCACGAGTGATTCCTCCGTTTTTCATTATGCCGCACTTTCTCAAGAATGTTTCCGCAGACCATGCATTTACCTCGGCTTCAGATATTCTGCTGTGTACTTTCTTGAACATCATACGAGCTTTGGCTATGGCAACTTCATCAAGGTCGTTAATCGTCGCATCGGCTACAATTTGTGCCGACCAATCCGTTTCGCTGAAAATCGGTTCATCAAGAATTGCGCTCATGCGTTCAGTAGTCATTTCTACGAGAGAATCCTCTATTCGCTGCCACGCCTTATTATGGGCAAACACAGGTCGCTTAGGTAGATGTTTAGGAATATGGATAACCCATACTTTACGGTTGGTGTCATCTGTGATAAACTCATCTATATCTAGACCTTCTGTTGAAAGATTTACGCATCTTTCTGTCAGTCGCAATATCGCCTTTTGCCTATCATAGTTATACGTGTTTGTGCCAACAATCTCTAATGTTTTGTCATGCACACCAATCACCAAGTGTCCACCTTCCATATTGGCAATAGCCGACACGTAGGAAATCACATCGTCTTTCTCATCCCCACAGAATGAGTTCTTCAAATTCTTAAATTCCTTCCATTCGCAATGAGCATTTTCCTGTGGATATTCACGCTGTAGGTATCGTTGTAAATCAGACTGTATCATTTAAAACAAATCTTTAATTATTGGCAATTTCTCGTTTTTATACTTTGTTAAGAAAACAAAGAGCCTTTCAATATTAGTCTTTCCAATAATTCTTTTGCCATTCACTATATAATGACATAGATTATTGATACTTTTTGTATTTGGATCATTAACTGCATCAATGATTTTAATCCAATATCTAGACTTTATATTAGATAAAACTTCCAATTCACTAAGCTTAAATTTTTCGGAAAATACGATTTCTTGAAGACTTCTATAAAGTTCGCACGGAACATTAGGATCAAAATCATAAACCTCAATGTCAATATCATCTAAACTAGAGAGGTATTTTCTGGTTAATTCTTTGATAACTTCTATCGGCAATCCACCATTCATTGCCCCCATCCATGGAAATGCAACGGATGTTATACCTAATTTCTTATAGTTGTCAACAAACTTTTTGAGGGTTTCCTCTATCCATTCTATTTTTGAGGGCTCTTTCCAATCATCCTTGATTGCAAAGTTCAAAATGATTGGACTTGATTTTTTATACGGGAGTATTTGTCCTGGTTTGAGAAGATGTTGAAAACAAATACGCTGATACTCTTTAAACATTTCTGGAAATCTTAACTTAAAATCAAGTGCGATACCTTTGCCCATAGCTCCAACACAATTGACTGTATTTACTACAGCCATTGCTTTCGTGTTGAAAATATTGCCGGAAACTTCTTTGTATGCCATATATTATTTATTATTAGAATATAATCTAATTTTATCGTAGTAATCTCCCCATGGATCGTCCGAGTTCTCACTATAATTAATATTTGAGAAGTTATCTATATTTGTATAGCTATTAAGTTTATAGCGAATGTGGGTGTCTCCACTATTATGCCATATATAAATTTCTCCGAGATCCTTTAATGGTGAGAAATCTGAAAAGTGATATTTATCAATCCAATAGCCATCAAGGATTAGAAATTTCAGATTCTTACATAAAGACAAAGGATTTAAATTATTAACATCCTTTTCAATATATAAAATTTCCAATTCTTCAAGTCCTTTAATAAACGAATCGTCTGTTAACGGATTACTTTTTACATATTTATCTAGTGCTATATATGCTATTTCGAGGTCATTCAATTTTTTACTCATTGAATCTGTTGTAGTTTTCTCAATATTAAGTTTATGAGACAAAGTGTCACCAAGAGTTTCCGCATATCCATATAGCATATTAATTCGTTCTTCTTTATTCAACAATCTGGAAAGAAGAATATTTTCCATTAAAATCAATCTCCACACCTCATCAAGGTGATTGATATCAATCGTTGGACAACAATCTTTATTTTTATTATTTACAAATTGTTTTAAAACATAAACAATATCAACAAACGGATATTCCCAAGAGCAATCACAAGAAAGCGAAGGAAGTTCTTTGGCAATCAAAAGAATCTCTTTGCCATCTTTAGAAGAAAACAATTTATTTCTCAAAAATGCAGGATTGCATCCTCTTCCTGGTAGTCTGCTACGGTCCAAGGCATCTGCATCTTTTAGAATCTCCCATATTTTGTTGCGCTGAACTGCCGATGGAGTTTTGCTGTCATCTATAGAGTGATATTTTACAGCTTCTAGGATGAACATAGCATCTTCTTGGCTACATAGCTGTTCTATTTTTGATTTATAAAGAATCGCAGAATTCTCGCCATGTATTTCTCCTTCTGTATCACTATTTTTCCCTAAATCGTGAATCAAAGAAGCATATAAAACAGAAGGAAGCATCGAATTGCTTACAGTCTTGTCTATGGATGCTATTAAAAAAGCGTTCCACATAACTCTCACAGTGTGCCCAATACCATGATAAGAGTTTATCATATGACTCTTAAACAACGACTTTGTCAGAGTAATATGAAGCTGTGAAGTTTCTATTTCAAATTGTCTTACTAATTTATCTGTGATTATTGAATATGAAGTCACAGAGCCAGAGATATTCTTTTCATTTGAATATATTACCCATGAGTTGTTATCATATTTTTGTAAATCCATAAATCTGACTGTGATTGGAATGGATGGTTTAATAATACTGATTGAAGGATATGCCTGAATCTTACCATTTGAGATGTTGATAATATGTGACTTATCAACAATTTCAAGACCATCAATGTTTCCGCATTCGATTACAATAGAACTTGGATCTCTGTAATCGGTAGAGAAACAAAGAGTTTCATTAGCTTCATCAATTGATATTGTTCTATTAGTTCTGTGAAAGATACTGATGCCAGAACTTGTCCATGTATCTGTTGTGATATGATTACAAATCGGATCATCGCCTAATTGCATCTTTAACAACTTTGCTTGTTCATCATTGTAGCAGATAATTTTGAAATTCTTTAGACATGAGAAATCCAACTCGTTCCCAACAAGAAACTCTTGTTGGGAATACGCCTTGTAAGTATCAAGGTCATCCTCAATGGTTGAGTAAAGATGCGAGGTGTTGAGTCGGTTTGGATTATCTGCAATGGAGATAACTTGGCTGTTGTCACCTTGCATGTTTCCTGTGCTATAGTAGCATTTATTAAGACAATGATTTAATATTTCCCGCAAATCAAATTCAAAAAATACAGGCATTGGACATTTTGGGGAGCCAAGTCTTTGTGCACGCCAATATTTTGTTGTTGGACATTCGATATATGAATTCCAAATCTTTCGCCCTCGATAGTCATAGCCACCGAATACCCATCTCTCTCTAGAAGAATGCGAGTCTTCTCCTAAAGCCTCGTTATAATATTGAGTTGGAGTTTGTGGACGATAATAGAATCTGGCATAATGGTGTGCTGTATCCCTTCTATGAACATTGCTTCCTGCAGAATTCTCGAATAACCCTTTACCTCTGATTCTACTTAAAATCTTTCTAGTCTTGATAATACTCACCGCATTGAATAAGTGAGCGAAGTGGTATACTTTAGGATTTGAATCAGGAAAACGTTCAATAAATTTAATTCCGTTCAATTTATCCTTGAAGGTAGACTTATATTTGTCGGCATCTTCAATGATCAGAGGATTATTGAATAAGGCCGACCAATCCCATCTATCAATGTGCTTCTTGACAAAATCAATAGAGAAGTCAATAGTGTTTGCTTTCGATGCCTCAGACCAATTGATATAATCTGCAAAATTGTCAAGAAGAATGTTGGAGTAATTGAGATCTTTTCGTTGGTTGATTATTCCCCAGTCAACGCTGTCCTTAAATTCACTCAAGTTCTCAATCGATAAAGAAAAATATGTTGAATTCGATATAATAGACCAATCTAAATAAGTTCTATATTTACGGAAGAATTCAATTCCAAGTTTTTGGAATGTTTCGGATTGACTAACATATTTCCAATTAAGCTTGTCTCTATATTGATATAGTACCTCCTTGGAAAGGAAGTTGTTCTGTGAAATGGCATCCCAATCTAAATCAAAATTAGATATTTTGGATAATACATTGATTGATGGGATGAACGAGCTCATTCTTGAGACACTTATCCAATCCATAGGTTTTTGCCAAATTTTTAATATAAAATCCTCATTATATTGCAGGTCTGTTCTTGTGGACAATGCACCCCAATCCCACGTGGTATATGATTTATCCAATGTGGACAATATGCTCTCATTGTCAAAAGGAATATCTTCCCTACCACTTAGTACAGCCCAATCCCAATTAGCAATATCGAGAGAGAGAAGTTCTTTCAATGACAGTTGTAAGCTATTGTTGGAAGACAATCTAATCCAATCCCAGGCTCGCTGTTTTGTGTTCTCTAATAATTCTTTGTTTATTGTGAGGCATTTGCTCTTTGAGAGGCTTTCCCAATCCCATTGTTTGTCTTGGTTTTTAATCAAGAACGTATTGCTAACAGCTAACTTGTTTGATTCAGAGATTGCTTTCCAATCCCATTCTTCGTTGATAAAACTATTGAGTAAATTGTCATCAAAAACAATATCTGATCTTCCAGATAATAGGCTGAAATCAATAACATCCTTGAACATCCTTATGTTATTGGACAGCTTAAATTGATCAAATGTGGTAGAAGTGCTAGAAAAACATTTGCTCTTCTGTGACAAATACTGCCAGTCCCACTGTTTTTTTCGAATCTTCAAAATTGCAGGATGCCAATTAATTGCATCATTCTGTGACAAAGCATAGAAATCCCAATCGTAATCATTATTGTGTAAAAGAGATTTAACCATCTCTAACCACATCTTAAAACTGAGTATGCTTTTGTCGTAAAAGAATAGTCTTTCTACAGATTTTGACTTTGATAGGAGTTCCCAATTGACATCATCAGGATATTGGTTAATGTACTCGTTGAGATAAAAATCTTTATGGTCATACACATACTTGAGATCCCACTGAAATAATAGTGAATAGTCTGCAAGTATTACAGTCTGATGTATTTGACTATATAGTTCATCGAGGGTAAACCTCCTCGTAATTTTTTCCCAAAGAACTGTCTTTGATTTTTCATCCTGAATACTAATTATCGTAGCAATGGTTGGCAAATATCCATTAATGCTTAAATCTTCTTTTGTGAAGATGGAATCAACCAATGATACCCAATCCCATTTGTCCGCAAAATCTGCAAGATTTGCTAAGATTGTATTTTTGTTGAGTCTACGGGTCAGAATAGTCCAGTTCCAATAATCTTGATACTGAAAAAGATATTCTGAAATATTGTCAATAGCAAGGTTCTCTGACAAATAATGCCAGTCCCACTTATTCACCCATCGCTCATTACCTAATTTATCAATCTTCAGAGAATCAATCGTTTTAACTGTAAGTAAATTCCAGTCCCAGTCAAAGTCGATGTGATTCTTTACAAGTTGTATGGTTGCAAGTTCTGTGGCTCTATGCTTAATGTCTGGATGTGACGACAAGAAATCTTGCATCTCTGGGCATTCAAACAATGAACAAAAAGTGTCACTAGATAACAAGCTAAACGCAATCTTGAGATCCAACTGCGCTATATGTTTGGCAACAAAATCAGTTACTCCAATCCAGTTAGATTTTGAAGAAATCAATTTCCAGTCCCATGGAAATTCCGAATGTTCGTTGACAATTTCGAAGTCTGTTATTCGGGATGTGACGCATGAATAGCCTGTTGCGCTAGTGATTTTAACAGAATATTTTTTGAAGAATTCGTTATCCCAGATTATGTATGGATTTGATTCAAAGCCTCCAATGATAGGCACACACCAAGATAACACTCCGATTTCTTCAAGCATATCAATGATTTCATTACTCCAGATAAGGTTAGATGAATTGACATTAAAAGAAGAAAGGGACGTTTCGATATTATTCTTCAGCTCGTCTTTGAAACTTTGTGATTGACAATATTGGTGTGCAAACTCTTCCGAACTCAATGCTCGGATAGTTAAAGTACGCATGTTCAATCTCTTTGAAAGAAGATTGATGTTGCTTAATATATAGTCAAGATCGTATTTGAGAGATATGTATTCCCAGTTCCAGGCCTTGTCTGGATATTGCAAAATCAATGATTTAACAAGATCTGGTTCTGATTCAGTTAGTATTGATAGATCGAAAGAAACATTATCTATGTGTTTGATTATAAAATTATTTGACAGTAATGGCATGATTTCCTTCCAAAGCCACTGTACTGATGTGAGATTTGGATCAACCAAAAGTTTCTCAATATCTTCTTTGGTAACATTGGTATTGTGTACTACAACATCAAAATTCCATGGATAATTTGATGAATTCTCTACTATGAATGATCCATCAATTCTTGCGGACAAGATATTCCAATCCCAGTTTTCAGAAGATATCATTACATAGATTTTTATATCTTCTATTGGACAAATAGATGAAATATCCTGCCAAATGTTTGCATCGATGTTATTGGAAAGCATGTCAAACAAATCATGATCATTCCAGCAATATCTGCCATCTTTGACAATCTTTCCCCATTCAATGATGTCTTCAAAGGGTTTTAGACTATTATAGTCCAAAGATGCCTCGGGATCATGAAGTAGTTTAAGATAGTATCCCCATTCAACTTTGATGTTCTTGATTTTGCTATTTACATCATTGTTGAGTAGTCGCGAAACGTATTCACTGACAGAACCGTCCTTAAAAAACACAACAGCGAAATCCTCTCCGTTTTCGTTATATATGGAAACATCAATCCCTTCACTCTCAATCTGGAAGTTATTGCATACTAATGATGCACTGAATACTTTTGTATTCAGTGGCATCTGTTCAAGAAGTGAATCCACTAATGCCTTATCATCCTCCTTTATTTGAGGATCAACATCATCGGATTGTAGATATTTATAGTAAGATATTTTTTTCTTATTATTTATTGTAGTTGTAACAGAAAGTTCATCTCTGAAAGGGAAAGGAGCTTCATCGTTGTTTATCAAGCTAAAGTTCTCAAAATATCTGCATTCAGCCTCATAGAATAGTCGTTTCTTGCCCTCCCTTACTGAGAAATCACCCAAAGAAGTCAAGACAATCTTATTATTCTCTTTGCTGATAAGTTCGTCTTCGATTAATGGTTCAAGCAACTTATTGAAGATACATATCTCTGCATCGTCCTTATACCTCTTCGGATCGGACTCATCATTGTCTTTCACATTGAATCCGAGGATTGTTGCCAAATCATCTGCGGCCAGTTTACCACCATGATAGTATAGGGTTGAACAGATTATTTTATCAATGTCAGAGCATGGTTTATCCTCATACAAATATATTTTGCACAAAGTCTTTTTCAAAGGCCATGCTCTTAGAGCAGAATCCGATAACTGAGATTTGTATATTAGTTGTGACTCTGAAATCTTATTTGCGAAGGTCTTCATAAGGATTGCATTTAATGATCTTACCATTAGGGTTAGCAGCTATGATTTTGTATACATTGTCATAGATATCTTTCTGCCTGAATAATTCACTGTTTCCAATGATAATTAGCAGTCTTTTTGCTCTGGATAGTGCAACATTTAGTCTGTTAGGGGATTGTGCAAATCCCAAATCGGTCTGTTCTGGATATCCTAACTCATATTCGGTGAAATCCGGCTCTTGCTGCGAATCAGAGACGATTGTATTGCTTCGAACCATAGACACGATGATAATGTTTCTTTCCATACCCTGAAACCTGTCTACTACATCAATCTTCATAGGAAGATTATTAAATGATCTGCTCATCTTCCTGATTCGGTTCTTTTGCTTGCTATAGAAACTGATAATTCCAATCTCTTTGTCGTCTTCATCAGTCCATTTGTTGCAGTATTCTTTGAAAGAGTCTGATAATGACATTTTTTCAAGAATATGTGATATCACCTTTACTTCTCCTTCGTTGACTCTTGATGTTCCTTCTATCATTTCAGGGGAATTGACATCAATCCAAACAACATGATTTTCTGGTGATAATGACTCTCCGCAGATGAAATCATCAATCTGAATACCATGATATCTTGAAAATGGATTTGACATATTGGTATCATTGACTCCTAAATCCACAGGATCTATTAATCCACAGACAAGTCCATCTTTTGATTCGGGGTTTTCTTTGTTTTCATAGAATTGCTTGATAACCTCATTAATATCAGGATGCATTCTATATTGGTGAGTAAATTTTCCTTTTAGACTTGGATCGATATTTTCATAGATTCTCTGGAAATGTGATATTTCCATTTCGTCGAAATTTTTTATAACATATGACTTTAATTTTTTCAACTGACGCAATTCAGATTCTCCAGAAGCGTTATCTAAAAGAAAATCCAAGGTATTCTTGAATTCGTCTTTGTCAAGCATAGGCGGCAATTGTCGATGGTCGCCAATTACAATATTTTTCTTTCCATATACAAGAGGCAGGGCTAATTCTGCAGGAGTGGCCTTACTGGACTCATCCTGGATGACTGTTGTGAAAGAGATTCCATCCTTACAATTGTAAGTTGTGATCTTTATTTCTTCATCTGTGATATTACTACCTTTTTTATTAATTGTCTTTGTCTTGACTTCTCCGAATACAGAACAATAGTTCATGAAGAACTTTGTAGGTCTGTTCTTAGTATTTTTTTCACCAATAGAACTACAAGTGGCACCTACAACGTTACAATGAGTTTTATATTGATCAAAGATGAGTTGTCTCATATGCTTGTCAGGATTCTCAAGAATATGTTCCCATAAAGTAGCAGATATAGAGTCCATATTGTCATAGTCAATGCGTTTTCTAATATTGTCCAGCCACTTCACAAGAATTAACTTTCCAGATTTAGTTTGAACTTCATCATCCTCTATATGTTCGTCTTGGTCTTCGATATAATCGAATTTGCCAGTTTCTACCCATTGTTCCATTGCGTTAATAGAAAATTGTCTCCCTTCTATAGCTAGTCTGTCATCAGAGCCGAAGCGTATAGGTTTTACAAGGTTATGTGTACCGTTGACTGTTCTATCAATCGCATTATCAACAGCAAGATTAGTTTCGGAGGTCAGAAGAATCCTTTCTTGAGGATTTAATCTTATAAGTTGCCAAATAAGTTCTGCGATTGCAGTTGATTTACCAGTACCCGGAGGGCCTTGGATCAGAGCAATGTCGTTAGCCTTCAAACATTTGATGATTGCATCTAGCTGAGAAGGATTAATGTGCTTGTTTAGCAAATTACGTTTGATATCTTTGTAAAAGTTGCTCGATTCGTTAGTGTAGAATTCGATATCTTCGGTCGGAGCTGCTTTTGTCGCATCAAAGATGAATTGGCTGATGTTGGAATTCTTAACGCCTTTTCCTGTTGAAATGTTATCGAAAGCGTCTTTCAGTCGTTTGATTTTTTCCAGATCCCCTTCTAGGTTCGGAGTAATATGGCTGAATGAAAGAGCTCCTTTTTCACTAAAATTATAGTCTGCAGAAGAAATATCGAATAATAGTTCAGGAAAAATGACTTTAAACAATTTGCCTATAGAATGATCATTTACTGTGAATTCTGCTCCACGAAGAGTATTTACCACATTTTCTTTGTTTTCGGCAATTTTATTCCGATCAATATGCAACAGGTATTTTTTCTTTCCTACAGGATTTTGATGTATTTCAAATTCGCAGCCCAACTCTCTTAATTGATTTAATGATGATGATAACGAAATATGGAATTGAGACGCTTGTTCTTGTGTGCGATACTCTTGAACAAAGTGCATTGACCCATCTTTTGGACTTATGTAAGTCTTTAAAGATGAGAAATTTTCCTTTAGAAACATTTCTATCTTTCCCCATTCTGCATTCTTGTCATTTATTTCTACATTGCATCTATGGTCGGCAAAAATTGACATCTCTAAGTCATCATATTTATTGCTTAGTTCAATACGTAGTTGCTCAGGGGTAGTAATCCTCCAGTCAAAATCTACGCCAATTGACTGCTTTGATTCACTGATGGAAATACCTTCTTCTGAAATATTGTCTTTTAAATCTTGGAAGAAATCATAAAGATTTATGCCATCAATATTTTGATGATATAACTTAGAATCATATAGATAGTTGTAATCTACATGAAATTGGTAGTTGTTTTCTCCGAACTCAGAAGTGCATATATCTCTCAGTAAATCTACCTGCCATTTCCTTTTGATTATGGACAGATTTCCACTGTTGTCATTGGACTTGGCATTGAAGTGATAATGAAAGATTCCGTTCTTTGACTCAGGGAAGTCGTATAACGATTTCTTAAAATCGTAGTTCTTCATGATGTCTTTTGAAACCTCGATTATTACATCAAAAGAGAATAATCTTAATCCCCAAAGTTCATTGAGCCTCTGTAGTGCTGATTCACTGAAATAATTATCATGTATAGTCAATACTCGTCTTAATCTACGTTCCTCGACACCTTCAATCTTGACATTCTCGTATTTGAGAAGATGGTGGCATTCAATGGACAACCACTTACGAATGAAATAAGCAGGCGTTGGTGAGATGCTGAATATTCCACTGGCGATCTTTGGAAGAATGTCACAAGGAAAATCGGCATCATTATCCAGTTTTCGAAGAGTATCCACAGTGACCTGGAGTCGTCTGTTGCTATCAACAGCATATTTGTCTCCGTGTTTTTTTAATATTTTGACGCATTTTGTAAAAGTTGATTTCTGCGAGCGAATAACTCCCTCAATAATTGGGTTTCTTGATAGTTGGATATAGTGCTTCTGGCAATCTTCCGCTAATTGAGAGATATCATATGGGTCAGGATTAAAGCGTGCATCACAGACGATGGTATCATTGTTGTTGTCAATGGCATCGTCACTGACACCAAAGAAAGATTTTACTCTGTCTATTTTGGTATCTAGCTCATCTGTTTGACACACTCTAAGCTTTAACCATTGTCCGGATATCAGTATGGTTTCTGGCTCGATAGCAATTGGTACTGAGTTTAGTTGAAGAACTCGCTCCTGCACCTCAATATGCTTTAACCATATCTCTTTCTGTAGATTTGTATCGAATCCCATTTTATGCAATTGCTAAGATTATTCTTCTTTTGTTTTCGTCAATCTCTTGTATAATGCATTCTAATTTGCTATTTTCTTCAAAGTTATAATCCCTATACACCAATCTTGCAGGTATAATTGCTGGTAAATTATCATCTTCTAACTTTAACTGAATACCATGTTTCTCAATCTCAAGAATGATTGCATTTACATGCTGGCCAACGGAGTATTTTTGCCATGGATTTGGCTGAATTTGTTTGTGGCTTAACTCAATCTTTTTTTTATTCTTGTCTATTGAGATTATTATAGCTTTCAGTTCTTCTCCTAATGTATAGTGATCTTGGGGCTTTTTAATCTTTTCAGTCCAAGAAAGTTCGGATAAATGAATTAACCCTTCAATACCATTGACAATTGTCACGAATATTCCCCAATTCGTAAAGTTAGAAATTGTTGTTCTTACGACATCACCTACAGCGATTTTACCCTCAATATCTTCCCATGGGTCAGCCTGCATCTGTTTGATACTTAACAGAAGCTTTTCTTTTTCCCAATCTATATTGATGATTTTGGCGGTTACAATTTGTCCTTTATGAAAGTCTTTGGATGTGATTTTAGGATTCCATGATAGTTCTGTTCTGTGAACTAGTCCTTGTACCCCAGAAGAAAGCATTATGAAAATACCATAATCGGTGATGTTACATATTGAGCCAGAAACTACGTCTCCTTTCTTGGAATTTTTATCAAGTAACTCCCATGGTCTCTGTGTTAATTGCTTCAAGCCAAGACTGATTTGGGTTTTGCCATCGTTCATTTGCTTTATGTCAAGGATAATAACATTTATATTTTGTCCAATAGATAGAATTTCAGAAGGATCCGATACTCTTTTCCAGGATAGGTCTGTTATATGAATAAGACCTTCGATAGTAGGAAAAAGAGTTACAAATACTCCATAGCTTGTAATATTTTTCACAGTTCCTTGAATAATGGAGCCAATTTTTATGTTTCGCAGTTTATCCTGTGCTTCAATTGCATTCTTTTCATCTTCAATAATTTTATGCGAAACAATAGGAAGAAATCTATTTCCTTCTTTTTCTTTAAGTTTTATACTGATAAGTTTGACATCAATCGTATTGATATAGGTTTGGGAATAATTCCCTTTTTCTAACCCAATTTGTCCTTCTGGTAAAAAACACTGTAATCCATTAATAGTAACTAGAAGTCCATGTTTTAACTTGTCAATGATTTGGGCACTATAGATATTTCCACTATTTGTTTTTGAAATAATATTCTTGTATATGTCGTATTGACCGTTGTCTTTGCATACTATTCCGTCAGGATCATAATGAACATCAATTGAAGAGCCAGTATCAAATTTAAGAAGCTCTTCTGGAGTGGAATCAGCCAATAAACTTGTTTCATTGTTAGGAAGGGAGACAATAAGTCCAGCTTCAGATTTGAATTCAATATTAGTACAGATGGTTTTTATATCGCTAATTGAATTAACAACATTGTCAAATCCCGTAAATGGATTTGCTTGTTCTATACTAATTTTATTTCTTTTACCTTCCATATTTCCTTAATGTGAATTGTCATATTTTGGACACGAAGGTACAAAAATTATTTTGTACTAACACAACTGTTTCTTTCAAAATTGCACTTTATGTCTTTTAACACGAATATAGCGTCCATTAGATTTTATCTTTTCCGAAAATCGTGCTTGTCTCTTACCATGATATTCTGATAGTCTTATCTTTTATTCGTACGTTTGTTTTTCTGTTCACCCCACGGGAGGTTAGAGGATGAGCCGCCAGAACCAGTACCGACATGAGTCTGTGCCGGACTGCCAATGGCAAGGGCGAAAACCGCACCCAACAGCTCGGCCTGCTTCCCATTTACTTGCTCCTGCGACTCAAATACGGCATTGACAAATTCCTCGTCCGTAATCTGCCCGTTGAAATGCTTTTGGGCCACATCATAGTCTATCTGGAACTTGGTGTCCTCATAGAGTTCTTCTCCGACACGTGTCCAGATATGAAGCGACGGATTTCGGTGGTTGGGCACACTGATGCGTACAAGCTCGGTTCCGGATGAGAGACTGTAACGATGAGGGTTTGCCTTACGGTCAAGCAAGTCTATCTGTTTCTGTTGCCTTTCTATGACGGTATCTTTCTCCTTTGACTACCGCTCGGCAGCTTCCACCTTGCGGATGGCTGCCTCTATCTCTTTTTGATAACCGTCCCGCAGTTTCCCGATTTCCAGCTTGTGCCGCTCTTGCAACCGCGCCTTTTCTGCCTGAAGTTCCTTGAGCCGCTTGTTGAGTCCGGCAATCTCTTCGTCCTTGTCCGAGAGTTCCTTTTTCGCTTTGGCAAGGTCGCCTTTGCCGAACCACGAGAGGATGGTGTTCCTGCCCTCTTGTGCCTTCTCCACATCGGCCTGCAATTTGGCAATGTCTTCCATTCAATATGTTATCTCCACACGGTATAGCAACATTTATTACAACAAACTATTATCCAACAGCATTAGGAGCAAGAAGACTTCGAGCAGATATTAAAGATAGAATGAACATCAAAACCTTGTTTAATCTTGGAGAACTGCGTCTTTTTGAGAATGCTCCCGGACAGCATAATATGATTAGTTCCTTCTCTAAAGGGAAAGATGATTGTAAATGCCAAGTTATAGATGTTCACAAAAAGGGTGCATTAAATCCCCTAATGTTTACTTCTATAATTAGCCATATAGATGAAGATACTACCTATGCCAATATTGTACAAGAAGATTTATACGATGGAGAGGAGAATTATATTCGTTTACAAAATAGTAGTGGAGATAATCCGCTATCATCATTGCTGGATAAAATTCAGTTAGGGAATAATACTTTAGGTAATATTGCAGAAGTTAATGCTGGCATTATGGGAGGCTGTGATAGTATCACCAACCACAATATGAAATATGCCGATGCTGACTATATCCAATGTAATGATATACGCAAAGATGACGGAGTGTTCGTGTTGGATTGTAGTTATTTTAGAGATAGCGATACTATTCAATTAGTTCAGAATTATCCATTCCATAAAGACTTTTATAAAAAATCAGATATAAGCCGTTATTGCACTAATGAAGCAACCAACAAGAAGTTGATATTTTCGTCATCTGACACTCCTTTAAGTGAACAAGGAATTATAAAATCTTGTCTTTCGATATATCAACCTATTTTAACAAGGATTCGAGAGATAAACAATGAAAAGACCGAGTATTGGCATCAATTAAGAAGGGGAACTGCGCATCCTCATATTTTTACGTGCGCTAAAATCGTATGCCCACAAAGGAGTAAAACCAATACATTTGGTTATAATGAATGCGACTGGTACGCAAGTGCCGATGTATATTATATTACAAAACCTAATAAGGATTACCATATAAAATACATATTGGGGCTTCTTAACTCAAAATTGTACTATATATGGTTATATCACAAAGGAAAACGTAAGGGCGAGACATTGGAATTATATCAAAAGCCTTTGTCAGAAATCCCGATTAAAAAGACCTCTTCTGATATCCAAAATTCAATTGTCAAAATAGTTGATGAGATTATTGCTCTTAAAAAGACTAATCCTAATCATGATACATCATCGTTAGAACGACAAATTGATACTATCGTTTATGGTATATATGGACTAACCAATGCTGAAATAAAAATCATCGAACAAAGCATCTAAGCACAGTAATAGTCTGCATCCCGCAGGCTATTACTCTGTATTAATCATTATCTAAATAAATTTCAATTCCCTATTAATCTTTAATTTGTCTGATACCTTTACGGAGATTAGATATTCTTCATCATTTATATCAATGCTATCCTTCTCTTCTATATCTCCTGTCGTATTATTTTTGATATGAAGTCCTATTATTTCTGTCTCAATATACTCTGGATAGTCTTGTTTTTTGATTAATAATTTCTTGCCGATATTTAAGTGAATATTCTTTACTTTAAGTTCTGCAATTGCATTGCCATAAACATTACTCGGAGTATAAGTTGTTGATGGGACTTGTTCCCACTTATATGCTAATAATTCATGCGCTAATAGCTTGTTAAGAGATTCACAATAAACAGTTATGAATTTAAGCATATCCTCAAAACTATCAATATTAATAATATCATCAGATATTGCCCCATGTGCTACTTCATTACGTCTATTGACCAACTCTTCAAGACGCATTGCAACCATTTTTCGTTGCTGCTCTTTATCAGGAGTTAACTCCAATAATAAATCAGACAAAGGACTTAATTGGATGATATTACAATCAACATTATCTATTCCAACAGAACTCATTAATTCACAAATTATGCTATGCTTATAGTTGCCCCCATTACCCAAAAAAGGTTCAGCTAAAATTTCATTATTATCTTGTACAATAACTTTTTCCAAATTTTGCACAATTTTCAATTCTGTTATATGTGAAAATTTAGCATAATGGAGCTTACTATGTAATTTCGCAACATTGTCAAAATAATTGTCTTTTATTTTTTTATTCAATGAATTGTATTGTGGTATAATATGCCTCAAATGTTCAATGTACTCTTTAAATACCTCTTCAATAAAAAATTCTAAACTTCCATATAATGATATTATATTTGCTTGATAGTTAAATGTTTTTTCATCTGTTTGCTTGGATTGGATATACTTAAAGTCATCGTTCTCAATTTGTTGTTTTGTGATATTCTCTATTCTTTTTAAGACTTTTATATGGGTATTGATACTATCCAATCTTTTTTGTAACATAGCAATAGCACTGACCATCATAACCTTATAAAGAATTAAAATATTCTCTAAATATTCGTATACGTTCTTTTACATTAAAGGATGAAGTATTACGGCCATTTAATAACTCATCATTTTTTTCAAATAGTTCCTTTGTTCCATTGACAATATCATCTTTCAAAGAAACCAAGCGCTCACTTTTATCAATATTCTCCGATAATACGACCATTAAGGGATCATATAAGACAGTCGTTGCTCGTTTGGTCCAACGAAATATATCTCCTTTACTATTCTTTTTCCACATACAGAATGTTTTATCGCCATATATATCATATGCTAACTGTATGGTACGCTCAAATAGATTTTTATAATATGCAACAGCATCTTCTGGCAGCTTATTTGCACGTTCCAAGAATAAGTCTAAATATTTAGACAGAGTTATACTTTCCCAGAAATTTATTTTAAGCATAGCAAAAAACCTTAATACAGTTTCAACATCTTTCATAGTTCTGTATTTTGAATTTTCCCTTAAATCTGCACTTATCATATCTTCACTTAAATTTTCTGTTTCTATTGGTAAAGGAATGTCAAAAATATCACAAAAAGTTTGATTTCGAGCCAATTCAATAGTAAGGTCATTGAATGGGCCTGGGTATAAAGCGTTTCTATACTCTTGATCCTCTAATTTTGCTCCACCACTGTTTATGCGCGAAAATACTAATTGTTTCAGAGCCTTGGCAGCTTCTGAATCTTTTGCCGTTTCCTTTAAGAGAATAATTGATGAAATATATCTTCTGTCAATACCTTTGCGTACTTGTTCTGGGAGTGATGAATATTTTTTGCTATTAAGTTCTGGCCATATTTCCAAACCTTCCAATGCGTATTTATCTTCATAAAACTCTTTTATCGCGGTGATTCGCTGAAGTCCATCCATTACTTCATATACAGAATAATCCTTTTCATACAAAAAAATTGGAGGAATAGGAACATTTATAATAAAAGACTCTATCAATTTAGACTGTTTAATACGATCCCATCTAAGCCTTCTTTGGAAATCTGGATTTAGGATGTAGTCTTTTCCATTGAACATATCTTTTATTGTACTCAATGGATATCTAGCTTGTTCTGTTACAATACGCACTTCGCCCTTTAGGTATTTCTCGTTAATCTCCTCATCTGTTTTTGTGGTATTGTCAATATATCTTTTGATATCAAACTGAAAAACAGCGTCTTCAATACTTTTTAATGCTACTTGATCCATATTTGAATATTTTTATATTATGACTATTTTAGTTTATCTGTCTATGATTTTATCGTTTCAAACATCCGACTAGAACAATGCAAATTCCATCTTCTGGACAGCGTTAGGCATTTTATCAACAAGTTTGATTTTTATATTTTTAGCTATTTGGCACAAAATTGTTCGATGGTTAGGCTGTTTACAAAATCTTCACTCTTTCTTGCAACTCTTTCATTTTCTGCATAAGTGCTTCAAACTCCAAAGATTCACCATAAATAAAGAAGCGTTTCATATCAGTATAGTCATCTTGCCATGCACCAATAACCGATTCCGGTATGGTAAAGTTGATGGTAGATGGTGCATGTAAATCATAGTTGACATACTTCAATGCATAATAAGCCTTACGATGCTCAACAATGGCATCATATAGTGTTCTATTTGATAAGGCCTCTACTCCATATTCTGTATCCATCAGTTTTGCCAAATCATAAAGATGGCGAGACATTCGGACGCTCCGTGGTTTTTCCTTTTGGAACTCTTCTGCCAAAAGAAATAGTTTCTCAAGGAACGTGCGAGTAGGAACCACTGTTCTGGCCAAACTATCTGCATCGGTATCTTCGCCATCAAAACTTTCACCTATTAGAGAACGGATTTGTCGTAATTCCGTAGGTTCATCCATTGAAAGACAACTAATTTCAATCTTTACACGTGGAGGAATATAATTTATCGTATCCTCAAGAATTGACGGATAGTGTAATAGAATTACCGTAGGATCTTTATCTGAATCTATCGGTCGCCATTTCCCTTCTTTATCTTGTACCTGAGATACATTTTCTATAGTGTAACCAGAAACTCCTACTTCTTTCAAGTTGGCATCTAATTGAGCAGAAAGAGTCTCATGGATATACGCTCGTGATATTTTGCGTAATTTCTCACGCTGACTTTTATCAGTCTTCTCAATACCAAAGAATGAATGGCTGATTGCCAAGTCAATATCTTCAGAGAAACGCTCTATGATATTAAAACCTTTTGACAACGATGTTCCGCCTTTGAAGATTAAAGAATCACGGCAATCTGTTTGGAATAATGCCTTCAGCGTAACAGTCACCCACCAGTCCTTTTCAATAGCTACCTGATTAACACCAGGATGTCCTGCTTCCGTTTGCTGTAACATTGCCAAACGGTCTACTATTTCATTATTTAACCACAGTTTTCCCATATTATAAATCTATTTTAAGCGGTTAGCATTGGTTTTATAATTCGTTTCATCCACGCAGGCATCATATCTACATCTTTAACAAGGGTCTCCTTGTCAGTTTCTTTTAACACCAATTGTCGGATGACATTCAATTCAATTTCTCCTACATTCTCTTTTTTCAGAGCTTTCAGAGCCTGAACAAGTAAAGAGATGAGACGAGTACCGTAACAGAAATTCTTTGGTACGCCTCGTTTTAATACTACTTTTCTATTGGATAAGTTTATTGTTCGTTCGCTTCCTGTAGTAAGGTATGTGTAATTCATCGGTACTTGAGTCGATAGTCCTAATGCATTCAGAGCTGTCATACCTGATGGCAACACCTCAGCGTTATCTCGAACTGCAATTGCCTGTACTACCTTATCAACCGAAGGAAGCACAACACCGAATCGACTATTTCTTGGCTTGGCATATATTCCATGTGCAATTTTAACAAGCATGCCTTCAGTTGTCAACTCAGACAAAACACTCCCCACAAATTCCGTGTGGTATTCTGGGAAATCTGAGCGAAACAAAATGCAATCTTCAGGCATAGCTTCTATACGCTGTCTAAGAGTTGCGCCATCCATGGAATATTCATTCGTCATTATACCTTTGAAATTTTGATGATTTTTCAAATGCAAAGATATAAAAATGATTCAAATAAACGGTGAATTGCTAAGTAATTTATTCGTTAGGAACGAAAAATCATGTTTGGGAATGTTCATTAATGAAGGTCGTTTCTTTTAATAATGCTCACATTTCTTATCGGTAACTCTATTATTTTTTGACTTACCGACAAAGAATCGAAATTCTGCTATAGAAATATGCCTTTTGGGAAAATAAAAAACAACGGGAACTTTATGGTATCATTTCATAAAGTTTTAGTTGATGTATTGCTGATAATCAATGTGGTATGTTTTATATTTCGGTTCAAGCGTGGAACTGCATGCCACGTCTTAAACTGGAGATCTTGAGAAAACCTTTACGACTGATATGGATATAGCAGCCCACGCTATGGCGTGAGAGCCACTATGCTATCCTTGTCGTACTTTGAAATTTCTCAGGTTTCCAGTCTACAAGATAAGCATAACGCTTCTTCTTAAATCTAAAATGTCCTGAACAGATTGTATCTCGTTCAACTGCAAAGATATAACTTTTTAATCACACACAATCATTTTAAATACAAAATTGTTAATCTTTTTAAACGAATTGTTCATCCACGGTGAGTTATCTCGTCTGAACAAGGTTCACAGGTAAGCAATAGCAACAAATGGTGTGGCTATCGTGATACTCATATTTCCTCACATCACCCAATTTTCAATTCCTAAAGGACACTTCGAATAAACGGAAAGGAAAGCAGGTTTAAAGTGTGCCAATGGTCCACACATCTTATCTACCGGATTGACGGCTTCCGTCTTCCTGCTGAACGATTTTGTATATACCCGCAGCGTATCAAATCTGCGCAAATAACGTTTTTGGGGGAATTCTGAAGGTCACGGAGTGTATAAAGGAGTTCGACAAATCCCTGTTTTTAGATTCGGTGAACTCATTTCTTAGGTCTCAACCGGAAAGAATCTGGAAGATAATGATTTTTTCAGCGTCTTCGGCTTCCTGTCCGTTCTTGTCACATTCGTCTTCTCCATCCGTCTGATTTTGGGATTTGTACTTCTTTTCTTCCGAAATTGCGACTTGGGAGCAAATGTTTCCTCCCTTCCCTGAAGGGCGCGGTTTCCGTCAGACAAAACAGTTTTTGTCTGACGGAAACACAACTTGCTCTGTTCCTCTGTTCGCTTGAACAGAGAATCCTCATAAATTCGGATTGTCACGCAGTGTTTACACAAAAAGAGTTTTTTTCTGATCAAATTTTGTTTCAACATCCGCTTTTAAATAGAAGTATAACTACCTGCTTTTCTGTTAGTATCCGGACATCTGGTGACATTTGATGACATCTGATGTCACCAAAGCCGAATTTGGCAGCATCTGCCATACTTTTGCAACGGGATATAAAAACGGTGTCATGCCCGGTCACCGGAATATCCCCATGTCGGTGCTCCGACAGTTCCTGCTATCGACATTCCATCATGATGTTATGTCAATATGTCAAGAGGAAAAAAGAAGACCGTATTGTAAGTATGGGAGTTTCTCACGACAAGCTCCGGAAATGTCGGGACCACGTGAAAATGATACGGTATCGGCAGACAGCCTTCCTGTATTTTTCCGGCACGGCTTTGGACCGGCGGGGGGGCGGGAATGTTCTCGGAATGACATGACAGTTTCACGATATGGGAAACCATCGGTACAAGGCACCGGCATGATTTAAAAAGGACGGGACAACAAAACGATTATTAACCAATCATTCGGAAGCCTATGAGCAAACGATGTGTCTTTGTCGCCATGAGCAGTCAGAAAGGCGGCGTTGGCAAGTCCACCATAACGGTGCTTCTTGCCGGTTATTTTCATTACGTAATGGGATATAATGTCGCAGTCGTGGACTGTGACTATCCCCAGTTCAGTATCAAGGCGCTGCGCAGCCGGGATACCCAAAATGTGGAAAAAAACATGAATCTCCAGCGTATGTTGTGCGGACAGTTCGAACGTACGGGCAAGAAGGCGTATCCTGTCCTTACCAGCGTTCCGGGCAAGGAACTGGATACTGCACTTCCCTTGACAGGTGGGTGTGACATTCTCTTTTTTGATCTTCCGGGAACGGTGAACTCGCCTGGAGTCATTAAGACGATTGTCAATATGGACTATGTGTTTACCCCGATCATACAGGACCGTATGGTGATGCAAAGCAGCCTTTCCTTTTTATTGGCCCTGAAAGACTTCATGCTGCAGAACCCGGACATGCCTTTGAAGGAAATCCGTATGTTCTGGAACCGGATGGACGGGCGTGTTTCCAAAAGGCTGTCCCATCAGTACGGACTTCTTTTCAAGGAGCTGGGATTGAAGGTTCTCGATACGGTCATACCGGATATGGAGCGCTATGGCAGGGAGACCTCCCCCGAGGAGCGGAACCTTTTCAGAAGTACGCTTTTCCCTCCTTCCGGGAAATTGTTGAAAGGCAGCGCTCTTGACACGCTGGCCGGAGAGATAGAAGGCATTATCCATCCTGACAGACCAAAGGCATGAGAAGAAAGGAATTTATGAACGTGAATGAGGAACGCCTGAAAGAGATCATGGCGCACGAGACCGATGCCGACGGATGTCCGAAGACGCATCCGGACGGAATAGAGAAAGAGGAAGACAGGGGAAAGGAAGAGACGGAGTCTGTATCCATACCCGATGGCAGGACAGAAAAGCCGATTGTTTTCCATAAGCCCGCTGTCCGGTCAGGGACCTCCCTTGCGGAAAGGATGAAGACATACCGTGCCGACTATCTCAGCCGCAGGGAGTACGTCCACCGCAAGCAGACCTATATCAGTTATGAGACCTACCGCAGACTGGCACGCATACTTCCCCTGCTCAGCGAGGGCATGACCGTACCGGCATTCCTTGACAATGTGCTCAACCGTCATCTGGACGAGCATGGGGATGTGCTTGATGAGATGGTCCGTACCGGTACACAGAACTCACACTGACACGTGGAACGGTGGGGATGACAGACGAAAAGGCTTGGAAACCTGTTTGTTCCACCAATGGAGTGTGACAAAAAGAAATGGGCGTCCGGCCGGGTATGAACCCGCCAGACGCCCATTTGTGTATATTTATTTTACGTACAGCCTATCTCAAAATCGGATTCGAGAGCAGTATCTTGTAATAGACCGTTCCGTTCACCTCCATGGGTGTCTTCGCCATCATGAACTGTACGCTTTTCCGCTCCACCTTCGCCTGCCGCATGAGCCTGTGCACAATGAATCCGGCGGAGAATCTCGCGCACCTTTTGTCCTTCCATACGATGAACCCGTCATCATCGGTGGTACGGCAGATATACCAGTCTCCCGTATCGTCATCATGTGCGAAACTTACCCGGCCTCCGCCAAGGATCCCCAGTTCGATTGACATGGTTTTTGACAGATAGACAGTTCCCCTGCTGTCCAGATTGATGGTCCGCTTCCCCTTGTACAGAACCTCCTGCGGACGGGAATTCTCCTTGTTGTATACGATAAGTGCCATAGTCCTTTT